TCGGTATGAAGAATACACCTTATCTTTTTATCAATACGAATAGATTCTTCTTCATTTTGTGCCCTTCCAGTTGTATCATAGCTTTGTGGTCTTTCCATATAAAAATTTATGTTCTCATTTCTTTCATAGCTCTCTAGGACAAGTTGATCAAGTGCGTCTGTGTACGGTGAAGCTAAATAAGCGTCTTTATAGACGATACTCAGCAGAGTGGGAGAGTCCGTAATGCAATAATCAACTTGTCCTTCGAGCCGAAAAACTTGTCTGTTTTGGTTTGCGAAAATATAAAGTTGGTCAGAGAGTAACTCAAAGTGTTTCTCCCAAACGAGTTGTTTTGGAAATTCATTGATAAGTTCTACACTGTAGCCTTCACTTTTCATTTTCCAAAAAAGTCCTGCAGCTTGTGCAGATTTGCCTGACCCCGCTCCTCCAAAAAAGTTTATTACTTTCATTTTCTTCTATTTCTTATAAATTCTAATTCTTTCTGCCAGTTGTTTTTGTTTGTCTCCGCTTCTCCAGATCCTCTTTGAGCCAGTATAACTCGACCGCCATCCATATCAATACGGATACTATCGGTGGTAACCACCTCACCATGTCTTCCAATGAATATTCCAATTAATTCTCCTGTTGTATCTTCTGGGTGCAATCCCTTTATTAATTCTATTAGTTCTTCTTTTTTCATATTACTACTAGTTCTATAAGTTTAAATGTTCCTAACATTCCAAAGAAAACTACTACTTGTACTATAGTTGCATATATAATAGTTTTCATTGGGTGCATCTCTACAAGTTTTTCTATTATAGAAGGACTTACAGGTGCTAAATTTATAAATTGTAATTCTTTTTGTTTCATACTTTTCTCCAAGTAATTTTTTTCATTGTCTCGCATGTTTCGTATAGAAAAGAAGGTTGTGAATCTATATAAAGTACTCCTGCATAAAAATGATGGGTTGCAGGAGGTCTTGGTATTTCAAATGGAAAAGGTACTTTATTTATCCATATGAGTGTTGCTAAATCTTTCTTTTCTATTTTATTGATTTTATGATATACTAATTTTGCTGTTTTACTTTTTTCATAAACAAAAAACTTTCCGCTAGAATCGACATAAAATCTACCTCGGTGTTTAGTCATTGACGCGAAGTCGTCTAATTTATACTTTAAGTCATAGAGATTTTTATGTGGAGTTTGTAATCTTCTTTCTCCAAGTGTTTCAGCTTGTATATTTTTATCATCTATTACTTGCCCATTACACCAAAGTATACCATCACGACGAATTACTTCATCAGTGTGTACTACATAAATTGGGAATTTAATATCAGATAGCTGCATATACATCATCCCTCATAAGTCTAGTTACTTTTTTATAATTAAATTTTTCTAGCATATATTGTTCTAATTCAGGTTCTCCTTCTGGTATAAATTTACCACTAAATATAAGTCCATTATTTTCTAACACAATGAGTGGTTGAAATTTTTCTATTGTATTTCTTCCACCTTCTAGTGCTTCAATTTCCATTCCTTCAATATCTAACCAGAGTAAATCAAGTCCTTCCATTTTTAGTAGATCAATAGTAGTAAGTACTACTGATCCATTTTCCATTGGTTGTATTTGTGTAGACCCTGTATTTCCTTGTTTTTGTCTTACTAAACTTGCACTTCCTGTTGTTTGTCCAAGACCTGCACAATACATATCTATATTACTTATTTCTCTTTGAGCTATATTTCTAGCAAGACAGTCAAAATTTTCTTGCCAAGGTTCAAAAGTTACTACTTTTTTAAAATATCTAGAAAGTTGTATAGGAAATACTCCTACATGTCCTCCTGCTTGTAAACAATATTCTTTTTTATTACAAGCCTTAAGTACTGTTTCTCCTTTTGTATTCCACTCATATACTATATCATTTAATACTTTTTCTGAGTCTGGAACCCAGTATTCTGAGGGAGAATAAGATTTAAATATTTTCATATTTTTCTCCAAACTTACCCATAGAATAATCATCTCCTACTTCGAAATCACATCCTATTGGACAATTAGGAATAGAAATACCTCTATCTTTTTGAACATTTCTTATAAGTATTTCTAAGTATTCTTCTATTTTATCTTCTTTAACTTCTGCAAGTATAGAGTCATGAACTAATGCAAATATTCTTGCATCTTTGTCGAGTTGTTTCTCTTTTAATTCTTGGTGTGTATCAATAGCCCCAAGTAAATTAACATCAGAAGCAATTGACTGTACTAAGAAATTAATTCCAGAACGTACTTCGTGTGATGCAATTCCTTTATCTGTGGAAAATACATTGGGAAGTCGTCTTTTTCTACCAAAGTGAGAATAAATAAATCCATTATCTTCAATAAATTTTTTCTGATTATCAAGCCATCTTTTTAGCCCTGAGAATTGGTGAAAGTAGTCTTTAATAACTTCTGAAGCTTCAGAGGTACTAAAATACTTGCCACTGTCTTTTGTGACTTGTTCACTAATTTTTTTCGGGCCCGCTCCGTACATTATACCGAATGTTACAGCTTTTGCCATTTGTCTTTGTGTTCCATAGAGTTCTGCAACTTCATCTACTTCGCAAGGTAGATTGAAAACTAACTTAGCAATATTACTATGGAAGTTACCTCCTGATTGGAATACTTCCATAAGTGCTTTATCATTTGCAAGTACAGCAGCACAATAAACTTCTGCTGTTGTTAAGTCCATTGCAACTATCTTATTTCCTTCTGTTGCTTTGATACATCCTTTTACTATTGGATTATCTCGTGGTATCTGTTGCATATTCATTTTTCCACTAGAGGATAATCTTCCTGATGTTGTGCCATGTAGGTTAAAACCTGTACGAAGTCTACTATCTTTATCAAGTTGTGGATATATTTTATCAAGATAAGTAGTTTTAATTTTTACTTTTTGTCTTATATCTAATACTAACTGTGGTACTTCGTGTTCTTCTGCTAATTCTTTGAGAACTTCAGCGTCTGTACTTTCTGCTCCTGTTCCTGTTTTCTTTCCTGTAGGTTTTAAGCCTAGAAAATCAAATAGCAAAGCACGAAGTTGCATTGTACTATTTGGATTAAAATCTTTTCCTTGTGAACGTTCAAATTCTTTTACTGCTGGATACTCATATAGTTTTGCAATAGCTTCATCAATTTCTGTTTGCATAAGTACAGAAGATTTTTCTAATCGTTCTTTATCGAAAGGAACTCCAGCATCTTGAACATCTGTTAAAAAACGACAACCTGGTATTAAAATATCTTTATACACTCCGTACAATCTATCATTTTTAACTAACGCATTTTCAAACTTTTGGAAAAGAAGAAAAGTACAAACAGCATCCATTGCTGCGTAGTCTTTCATTATATCAAAAGGAATTGTGTCCCAAGTGAAACTTCCTTTAAGAACTCCATTTCTACGGCAGTATTCATCTATCCAATCATACATTCCTTTTTCATAATCACCATATGGTGTATACTTAAGAGCTAATTGTTTTAATCCATGTGTGCCAGGATTTTCATCTAACATATAATGAAGAAGCATAGTATCTTCAAATCTTGGAAAGGTAAATCCAAAATGATATTCAAAGAAAGCTAAGTCAAACTTAGCATTGTGAAATACTACTCTCTTTTTACTAAATAACTGCTGTAGTAATTCTTCGGCTTCTTCATCAATACAATCTGTACTAATGTATGCTCCATGCTCAGGCTCATAAGAAATACTAAGACCAAGCATATAGCCATCACGAGGATAAAGTCCTGTTGTTTCTGAGTCAAGAGATATAAAATCAAAAGGTGCATCTAATGCTTTGTTCAAAAATTCTATTAAATCAGAAGTTTCTGTAATTCCATAGCATTTATCGTTTCCTAATCTTTGTTGTTTTAGTTCGCCTTTAATATATTTTGTAATGTTTGTTGCTGATTCTTCCCATGTTTTCTTTGCTTCTGGTTTAAAAGCTAGCATAGCTGGGTTAATAACTGGTAAAAACTTTTCGTCTACAACTCTTCCGCTATATTCTGTAACGGAGTTTTGTTTTGTATAAAATTTAAGTGCTTCAGATCCTACAAGTATAATCCAATCGTAATCATCTATATTTATATCTATATCACAATCTCGTTTTAATACTTTCTTAATTGTAGGATCAGAGCATAGTGCAAATCTATCAAAATTAAACTCGTTATTAAATAATTGTACAAAGTCCTGTCTACTCGGTTTATTTTCTATGAGGGCTACTTTAGCCATATAAATTCTCCTTTAATTCTTTTACTTTTTGTTTTGTAAGTGATCCTGCATCCCCTAAATTACTTGGTATTTTTATATTTTTATGTAATATTTCTGCTATATCACACATTTCTTGTACTTTGATAGCAGCTTCTTGACCTGCTTCATCTGGATCAAAGAGTAAATCAATACCAGATACTCCTTGCATTTTTAATAATTTTAGTTTATCTATATCAATGTTTCGTGTTCCAAAACAACAAATACTATTTTCTAGTCCTTTGTCATGTAGATTTAATACATCAAATATACCTTCTACTAAAATAACTCGTCCCTTAATAGGGCGGACTTGAGCAGGGAATAGAGGTAGCACTGCTTTAGGGGGATGGATTATGTACTTTGGAACTTCAGTTGGGGACTGAGTTCTGCAGTTAAATGCTACTATTCTACCTGTCAAGTCCTTGATCGGAAAAGAAATTCTATTTGTAAAAGGTTTATCTGGATGAAGAAATGCACTAAACTTTTTATAAGTTTCAGGTTTTATCTCTCTCCAATTACCTACATACGGCATAAAATTCTTTGGCATCTTCAATCCAACAGAAGATGCTCTTTTTTCTTCTATTTTTCTTCTAACTTTTTCTCTGCGTATATCTAATGGATTAGAAGGTGCATTGTAATAATTAAATATATTACCTCGAAAGCCACAAGAAAAACAGTTGTAAACTCCTGTTATTCTATCAATCCTCATACTTGGATTGTTATCATCATGCTCAGGATTTAAGCATGATACTACACAGTCTGCTGGAGACAACTTATAATTTATCTTTCGTTCCTGTAGTAGTTCTTCAACTGTCATTAATTGCTATTTCTTCTTTTCTTGGAGACTTATGTTGCCATTTTAGCATATCTCCGATTTTTTCAAAATGAGTCATTTCTACTCCTGCATCATCAGTTTTATTAACATAATATCTACTTTTCCATACTAATTCTGCCATTTGAAACCAAATTGCTACTATTCTTTCTGCTTCTTTTCTATCAGACCACAAAAAGAATAAATTCCACCAATCTTTTTCAAATTTATATATTTCTATTTTTATATCTTTAAAAGTATATCCTTCTGGGTGTGTTCTTACTAATTCCCATAAAGCTCTTAATCTCTGACTTCCAGCGATTGGGTAATAGTTTGGCATAACTAAAATAGGAGAAAGTATTCCATCTCTTTCTACACTTTCCATAAGTTCATTGTTTAAAGGAACTTTGGGAATATTTTTAGTTACTACTGGTTGATTAAGTAAAAATTTTACTTTTTGAAATTCTACTGTAAAAGGTGGCAGAGGAATACTCTCTGCCAACTCCTTACTAATTCTATCTGCTGCCACGCTGTTTTCTCCATATTCCGCGTCTGCGTCTTTTTTCTATTTCCATTCTAATCATATATGTTCTGATTAATGCAACTATAGTAAATATAAATGTAGTTGTTAATGAAATAAGAAAAGCACTTTGCCAATGCCACTTTTCTATAAATAACCATAATAAAAATGTTTGCAATGGAAAGTTAATTACTAATGCTGCACCTACTTGTATTACTGATTCTTTTAGTGCAAATGCTTCTGTTTTAGTCATTATCTGTCTCCATATCATCAAATAATTTGTTTTCGTGTTCTTGTTCAAATATAGTTCTAAATTCTTCTATTGTTGGTAATGGTATTTTTATTACTCCATTCTGTAAGTTTCGTGCATATTCATTATATGCTTGTTGTAATTGTGTTTCTGTATATAATATCATCGTTGTTGTCTATATAATTTCCACCACTTACGACCTTCGCCATATGCTGCGGATTTAATTTTATTGTAAATCATCTACTCTTTCTCCAGTTTTCATACTAGTTTCTATAGCTTCTCTTTCTTTGGGATTAAGTGCTGACTGAGGTCCAATCTTTAATGTTTCCCAATCAACAACACTTGTAAAACTTTCCATACGATTACTTCTCATTTTTACACAATTAAATGTCATACATTCATCTTGCTGTTCCCAAGTTTCTAAAGCATAGGCAGCATCTGCAGCATCTAATATACCTTTTGCAAATCTAGCCTCTCCACTTGCATCTGTTTGATAAGGTGCAAAGAAGAGAGTTTCATACTCTTGTGCATATAGTTTCATTTTCTTACTTACTTCTATTTGTTCTGTCCAGTCATACTGTCCTGTACGACTAGGGGCATTATGACGTCGAACTTGGTTTAGATAGTCTACTATTACTACTCCTATATCTAATTGATTAATTTTCTTATCTAATTCAGACTGAATTTTAGAGAGTGTAAGAGCTGGATCATAGATTACATCTAGTTGTTTTTCTTTGTGTAAAGGAAGTTTTGTTAATTTCTTATGAAAATCTTCAAAATTATGAGTTTTTTCAAATTCTGGTAATAATTCATGTCCACCATCAAAACGACCTGCCCACCAGCCACCAACTAAATTCCACTCTTCTGCACTTAACATTTTGCTGCGAAGTCGTTTGAGCGGAATACGAGTAGCAATGGAGCATATTCTTTGTAAAATTTGTCTGCTGTCCATCTCTATTGTAAAGTACAAAGCGCTACGCCCTGAGGCATATACATTTGCTGCAAGATTACAACAGGTTAAAGATTTACCAGCACCTCGTCGCCCTCCTACTAGGACTAGATCTCTTGG